TCCGTGGGAACGCTGCTGCTATTTACCTTATGTCTTACGTTGAAGATAAAGTCGTATATTCGTAGGTCAAGAGCATCGTGCATAGAGTGTATAATCATATGCTTACTCAAGCACTCTTCAAAGTTTTCCCCAGTTCCCGTATGATAAGGAGTTCCGAAGACAAGAATGTTTTTCTTTGCCCCGACTATACTCATTGCTTTAGCAGCCATTTCTGCCTGCTTCATCCTGTCGGTATAGAAAACCTCTACTCCACCATTCTTCTCTCCATTTCCCTCAATCATATCTCCGTCCATAAGCAAAATGTCTATTGGCTTTTCTTTATTCAGGGCTGCTATAGTGTTCTCCCAGAAGTTCCAAATAGCACCAGTAGTTTTACTGATTGCTATTTCTCGCTCATCGTCTGTGTCTTGGCTAAAGCCATATCCGGGGGGAGTTAGGCCGAAATAACTTCCACAGTGAGTATCATTTACTACAACCATTCTTTTCATATTACTCTCCTAAAGTTGGCTCCCAGTTTCCCGGGAGCCCCTTGCCTAACCACAACGCAACGTGCCTCGGCATACCGTGCCTGGTTTATTTCACCACCTTAGCGTCGAAAAGACCATACTTAGGCCTCCAGTCGCAAAGGCCAATCTCTTTACCAGCAACTTCCATAAACTGGATAACGTCTGACTGGTTAAGAAGACCCTCATTATACTGGACCTCAACCTTGCAGGACCACTCCTTGAAGATTGGACGAGTTCTCATAATCCTGCTCTTCTTGATTTTCACTCCGCAAGTGATAGCAAACTTCTCTCTGTCTTTCCAAAGTTCCTCTGGCTTCTTGCTGCCCTTATATTCCAAGTCGAAAAGACCAGAGCAAATAATGCCACTAAGGGCTGACTTTCCCTTCTTACTCTTCTTTGCGGCTTCCCTTAGAGTTCCCTCTACGTTATCTCCTGGGACACAAGGAGCAAGGTTTTCGTTTAGGTATAAACTACCCATAAACTCAAGTTTCGCCAACTGCTCATAGTCATCATCTGTCTTATTCTTCTTTCCGCTGATTGACTTAGAGGCCTTGCTGAACTTGTTCAGCGGGTCGGCCAACTGCCCATTATGAGGAATAAGTGGCCTTGTCCCAGTTAGAACGAATGAGATAGTTTTCATAGAAAACTCCTTGCCTCGCCATACCAAGCCTTGACAGGCCCGGCAGCGCTTCGCCATAATATAAAGTAGCCAACGGCTACTATTCTACCCTAAATAAGTGGGCCAAGTTTCCTTGGCCCCCCGTGCCGGGACTTGACCAGCCTCACCACACCATATCATACCTTACCTTGTTTCTACTTTACCTCTATCTCATCTTCGGCAATCAGTTCCGCAATTTCAAAGTTGTCAAAGTCAAGGTCGTCATTGAAACCCTTGGCCTCGGAAACCCAATTGCTGGGGATGAACTGTACGGTGTCATCTTCATAAACAAGGATTGCACCGTATGCCGTCTTGAACTGCCGATACTTGAGAGTGTTCTTCTTTGCCATTTGTTGTCTCCTCCTCTTAGATACACTATACCACGGTTTCGAAACTTGTAGTTTCTTCTATATTATAGGGGTTTATTGTTGAAGAGTTTAGGTGAGTTGTTTGGCAGAATGTCTTTGTGCTCGCCAAATCTAAACAGTGGGCATAATCTTAGGGTGGGTAGTTGTCTGACGCCTTCGTAGCCAGACAGTAGCGGCTCGTGGTTATCTAATGTGCAACCTATGAGTTTATGTGTGAAAGCGTCTTCGCCCCTATTCAAGCAGATAGAGCAACTCCACCCTTGAAGAAGGGCTATAGTAAATGCTTTCTTATATTCACTCATAGACAACAAGAAGCCCCGAGGGAGTGTTCTCGGGGCTCAATAGGAGTGTATATAAATGAAATGAATAATGCATTGTTTATCTTTCAGTAAAGCAAACTCTTTTTCATATGCTTTACTCTGCAACGTGGGTCTCCCCAAAGTTCAAAGCCACACTTCTCTGCAGTTAAGAAGAAGTAGGTATCCTCACCTACAAATCTCTGGCCTTGACCGTAATCTATTGTAGTTGTTTGAAACCAAGGCCTTGGGATGTTTTCGAATACGCCCTTCTTGAATAGCACAAAGCCCATCCCATTTGTCTTCAACCTTATTAGGCCAGTTCTTTCTTCTTTCTTGGGCTCTGTTATATTACCAGTTCCATAATTCATAGTCGCCATTTGGTATTCAGCGCTGGGGACTATAAAATCTTCGTCTGTCATTGCTCTTAGTTTTTCTGAGTTATCAGCGTTGTGATATAGAGAAGAAGTATAAACTCCCTTGCCCTTCTTGTAGAAACCACTTACTATGTATTTGTCGCTTTCCAGCAAATAGCCAACTTGCTCTGGCTCAAAGATTATATCACTATCGAGCCAAAGTATATGCTTATAGTCAATCTCTCCATTCCAGGGCTTGGTCAAGACGCCTACTTCGCTAACGGCTTGTTCAGTTCGTATCCCTAAGCAACTCTCTCTGACAAAGCAAACATTGCTGCCACCTTCTCTTGACACCATATAGTTTATACCCTTGTTATTTAGCCACGCTTGTAATCTTGCAAAGCAAACTTCTTGATTGATGTCCCATTCACTACCTGGCAAACAAATCATAAGGTCTATTTCATACTTTGCTTTCTTAGTTATTACGTCTTCTGTTAGTGCCATTTATATTTCTCCTAATTTGTGTAGTCGAGTATGCTCACTATGTTTAATAAGCATAAGATTACCTAAAGAGTTGTTTAGAGTATCGTGATTTTTGTGATGGATGTCAAACCCTTTAGGTATTTTTCCAATATATCGCTCATAAATCAATCTATGCAATCTCTTGTTTCCCTTATACCAATACTGATAACCGTTGTGAGAAACTTTAATAAAATATGTTTCGCTCCATAACTTTCTTCTATTCTCTTTATATTTCTCCGAGTTGTATAACTTCTCCCACTTGTCGGTTTTATGATAACGATTTACTCTGTCTCTATTCATTGCTTTGAAGCGCTCGTCGTCTTTGAGTTGTTGATAACGCTTTCGCTTATATTCTCGTTGCTTTGCTCTATCTCTCACTGATTTTTCCTCTAAAACTCAGGGGGAGGCCTATTTGCCGGAGGCCTAAATACGCTATACAATAGTATATATATTTTTGAACTTCGCTTTCGCTACGTTCAAAAATCACTATAGTAGAGTTATCCATTTGTCCGTGTTTAGTTTATATCTCCAACCGTTAGGTGTAAGTTCTCCCAGCCTCAATATAAACCTACCTTTCAGCAATCTGCTAATAGACCTTCTTATAGTCCTTTCACCCAATCCAGTCATATCGTGGATTTGGCTCTCTGAGATAATGTCCGCATCTTTTTGCCATCCATATAGTTTTCTAATAAACACACACAATACTTTCCAAGTAGGATGACTTAGATTACACATAACTTTGTCGAAAAAGATATGGGGAACCATAGTTATTCCACTTTCTCTTGCTAATGTTTCTGGTCGTGGGAAAATCAACTTCATCAATACTTCCTCCTATTTTCTTTACGTATTGCCTCTAACTCTTCTTTACTATATTCTTTGTCTTCTTTCTCATAGGGGGCAGTTTGATAACCAGTTTGAACTCCTTTCTTATTATACACTGGTTTTTCTACTACTTTATCTGTTGTATCTCTACCGTCCTTTGGCTTAACTGCTTTTGCTATTCTTTCTCCAGTTGGAAATCCAACATCTTTTATTTTCCCAGATTTATATTCTATGTCAAATGCTAAAACTACAGAAGATGGGCCGCTTCTATTCTTAGTTATATCTAAACAAATTACATCATTTTGTTTGTCTGCTGGAGTTTGCTTTATTGATAATACTACATCGCTTATTTGGTTTATTCCCAATGAACCTTGAACGTGTTGTTGTCCAACGAAATCTTTAGTTCCACCCTTGTCTCCAAGGCCGCCTCTATTCATTTGTCCAGCAGTTATTATTGGCTTGTCTAACATTTTAGCAACTGCTTTTAGTTGGTAGAATATATCGTTTATCTCTAAATAATAAGCATCTCTTCTATCTGTCTCGGCTGTCAATAGTTCAGCATAATCAACTACTACTATTTGGTCGTCTGGCTCTATGTTTCTTGCCATTTCATAAACAGAAAGTTCTTTTGGCTCACCCTCAAAAATCTTTAATCGCCCAAACTTTGTAATGCTTGTTGGCTTAGTGTGTAGAATAAGTTTTTCTTTTATTTTGCTCTCATCCATAAATAGTATATTCTGTAGCGGCTTTTCAAATAGAATAGAATACGCTCTTCTGGTGTAAGTATATTTCTCCATCTCTAATGTGAATAGGATAACATTCTTGCCTTGCTTGGCGGCTTGTATAGCAAAATTTAAAAGGAACAAACTCTTCCCAAATCCAGCCCCTCCAACAAGAGTGTATAAACTCTTTTTTCTCCAACCAAGCAAATACTTATCTAAGTTGTCGTATCCACTTATAGTAAAGTTTTCTTCTTTAAGTTCGTCTCTTGTGTGTTTTAGGTATTCGTCTATATCTTTTACAATGTCTATTACTCTATTTTCTTTTTGGTCGTTTGTTTTTTGTTCTACTGCTTTCTTGAAGTCATCTAATGTAATCTTTTCATCCATTTTAACTCCTTATTCTTTTAGCAATGACTTTATAGTATCTCTAAAAATAGATATGTCTTTATTTAGGCGCAGTTTTAAACAGGATAGAGAAACTCTAAATGGAGTAGAGATTTTCAATGCTTTTTCTATATCTTCTTTTATTTCTGGGTGTTCTTTTATCGCTCTATCTATTATTCCTTGACTATCCATTTACACTCCTTCAACAAAAAGGGCTAACCAAATCTTACCCATTTGGTTAGCCCAAAGAAAGAGAGATAAGGAATAAAGGGTAAGTTTTATTTCTTATCTCTTAAATAAAATTATGCATAAAAGAAGAGAGCAAAGGTGTTATCGCCTTGCCAGGAATAATCTTTGCTCTCCCGTCTTTTTCACAATAACAATTATGCTACTTATCTGTTTAGTTTTTTGACCAAATCTTCTTTTTCTTATCAAGACGATAAGCCCAAATAGCAAGCGCAGTGATTAGTAGATAAGCACCATTCAGAGATAAACTTATTATTAGCAGAGCATTCATTGTGTCTCCTTCTTCTTAGGTGAAGCAAACGAAGAATAACAGCCCGGCATTGCGGCGAATAGATTAGCAACACTGATGTGTTTTCCGGCATTCTTCAGCAGCCAAATAACTTCATTCTTAGTATGTTGTTGCCCTTTTACTTTCTTCGTATAACTACCCTCTTCTTCATTCCCCTGCGAGATTTGAATACTTTCATTAGGGGTAGCAACTCGTTGAGTAATCTCTCTGACCAATCTCTCATTCGTAGATTGCTTTCTTGAACATAAATCTTAGGATAGTGTAGATACCCTGCAACAGCAGAGCATAACTCCCCGAAGAACCTTTTATCCACTAAGTCCATCTCTTTATCCTCAGCAAACTTGTCAATGGTCATTGTTATTACCCTCTATTATTTGATTAGTTTTATATTCAAAGTCTCTCATAATCTCAAGGTCTTTTTCTATTTTCTCTTTCATTTCATCTCTTGCCTTCTTGTTTCTCCAGTCAAGGGCTCCCAAACATATTTGGTGTTGCACAAAATCCTCAAAAGCCCAGTTCATACTATGTAAGTATTCAGAGAAGTCATCGAGAGTTTTCTGCTCAAGAACAAAATTGACGTTTATCCTTTTCACATTCTTTAGTGTTTCTGGGAAGTCAGGTATTTCTTTATCGTTTGGATATAGGAACTTGTGTCTGCAAGAAGGTGTGCAAAACTTTTGTCGAGGAGATAGTGCTTCAAACTCTTTATGGCAACTAAAGCAAGTTCTCTTTGTTTTTTCCGTATTTAGTCCATCGGCTTTTCTCAGTTTTGCTCTAATATACTTCTCGTGGTTTTTTTCAATCTTTGTTTTTTCTTGCATTTTGGTTGCCTATCATTGCTCTCGCTATAGACGTTCTAACCCACTGGGGTCGAGGTTTTCCGAGTTTTGCTATTCTCATTTTCTCTTTGCTTTGCTCTTTTGCATATATTATGTTTGAAATAGTTTTTGGGCTCATCATCAACATCCTTTTTCAAATAAGATAACTTATATCCTATTTATGCAAACAGATAAGGAGCAATATGCCCAATTTAGGTAATCAAATAAGCATTGACCAATATATCAATAAGCCACAAAGCGAATGGCCACCTTGGCTAAATGAACTAATCTATGAGATAGCATTCAAGCGTATGCCGTTGAAGTTCTTCTGTGATAGATACAAACTGTCTCGCAGAGTTATGGACGACTTCTTGGCTCAGCCAGAAGTAATACAGAAAATCAAGGAGATAAGAGCAAAGGCATATGCAAAACTACAAGAGGAACTCGACGCCATCCAGTTGGCAAGCATTGAGGTTCTTGAGCAGGTTTTGTCTGATGGGAAGATACCAGACAGGTTGAAAGCAGCGATAGAAGTATTACGTGGTTTAGGGAAACTCAAAGACCACTCTGATATAACGGGAAACATTACAGTAGTTATCGATAAGGAACTAACACAAGAGAATAAATGACATATACACTCAAGCAGCGGGAAGCACTAAAACTACTACACTCTAATATACCCAACATATTACTTTTCGGTGGCTCAAGAAGTGGTAAGACAAGGATTGTCTTAGAAGACCTTGTTGCGTCTTGTTATACACACCCAAAGGTTAGACACATAGTTGGACGACTTCACTTATCTCACGCAAGAGCGTCTCTCTGGGATGACACAATGAAAGACGTTATAGAGAGATACCCCCGTGAAAGTTATATTCTATATGGCAGTGATATGAATTTCGCAACTACTTCTATAAACAAACAACAGGGCTATATCTCATTCGTCGGCTTTGACGACCAACAGCGAATAGAGAAGATACTTGGCCGTGGTGCTAATAGAATATACCTAAATGAGAGCAGTCAGTTATCCTATGACGTATTCTTGCTGTGTAAAACAAGGTTATCTCGTAGAGTAGAGGGCATAACCAATAAGATTATTCTTGACGCAAATCCGCCACCTAAAGCACATTGGCTATACAAACTATTCATAGAGAAGAGAGACCCTATAAGTGGCAAGGACCTACCCAATCCAGAAGATTATGCTTGTCTGCGAATGAACCCAGCAGATAACTTAGAAAATCTGTCTGCAGAGTATATCAAATCGCTTGACTATCTACCAGATTATCAACGGGCAAGGTTTAGGGACGGCGAATGGGTCAGCCAAGAGGGTGCTATCTATGGTAAGTTTGACGAAACCTATGTTGTGAGAAAAGACGACACTGGCAACTATAATCTCCCACCTATGGAGAAATACTCTGTTGGCCTTGACTTCGGGCTCAATATGGCTGCTTGCTTAGTTGGCTTTGCTGGAGACAATGTCTATCTACTTGACGACTATGCTTCATATGGAGATACAACGAGTGTATTCAACGCAGAGATATACAAGAGATGGAAAGACATAGTGGGAGATAAGGGTTATGTGGCATATTGCGACCCTGCAGGTGGCGAGAGATTACAAGAAGTGTATTACTCTTACAAAGCAGACAACGACGTGCTGTCGGGCATAAACTATATCAATACTCTTATAGAGCAGAGAAGGTTCTTTGTGAAAGACAACTGCATAAACACACTATCAGAGATTTACTCTTATAGGTGGGACGATAAGGGCAGACCAATAAAAGAGAATGACCATAATATGGACTGTATGCGATATGCTATATTCACAGAGGCAACGGCAAATAACTTCCAGGTGATAAGATGATAAAGGAGTAAAAGTTGGCAAGTAAAGAAAGAAGAGGGAAGAAAGAAAAAGTCCCAGTTAATAATAACAGCAAGGATAAAGCCGATGATATAATGACCCCCATTACATTATGCAAAGCCATAATAGACCATTATAATCCAAGGGGTCTTATATTAGAGCCATTCAAGGGAACTGGAAACTTTTACAATCAGTTTCCCGAGCCAAAAGAATGGTGCGAAATAGAAGAGGGAAGAAACTTCTTTGATTATACTAAGCACGTTGATTGGATAATAACAAATCCTCCTTGGAGCAATATAACGTCCTGGTATTCTCACGCTTTATCTATAGCAGATAATATAGTGTTTCTTTGGTATGTTGAGGGTCAATTCACCAGAAAGAGAATGAAACTTATGAAAGAAAGTGGCCATTATCTAAGGGAACTATTACTAATAAATAAAACACCAAAAAGACCATGGCCCCAGTTTGCATTTCAACTGGGCTGCTCTTACATATCTATAGAGCCAGGAGATTGTAGTATAAACTATTTGGAATGGAATGATTAATAAAAATCAAAAAAGAGAGGATAAGTGAATAAGATAACTACATACAAACATATCGACCAACCTATCACGTTTTCCGAGTTGCGAGAACTCAATATATGAGGGGACAACAAAATGGGAATACTTGATAGGTTCAAAAGACCAAAAGAAATAACTAAATCTACAACTGACTGGGGACCATTCTTTCCGTCGTCCATATGGGGCGACCCAGGTTATGTGTCTTCTGATTTGTTGTCTGACTATAACAAAGTTGGCAACCCCATTGAGAACAACGCAACAGTATATTCTGCTATAGACAGAATAGGTTCTATGATTTCTCAGACACCATTCCAAATAGTAGAAGAAAAGACCAACGAACCAGTATCTAAAGACCACCCTCTCTATCGTATCTTCGCTTATCCTTGTAAGAACTGGAACCAGTATATGTTTTTTGACGCTATTGTGAAGAACCTTGAATGCACAGGGAAGGCCTATATTGTAATGGAACAGTTCAGGTCTTCACCAGTCGGAGTTATGCCTTCTGTTATGTGGGTAAGCAACTCACAGTATATGAAACCTATAATAGAAGACGGTGAATTAAAAGAATATAAATATGGAGAAGGACAGAATACAACTACGTTCGACAAAGACCAGATAGTATTTCTACGATACTGGCATCCCAATAACCCATATGATGGTCTCGCTCCTTTGACTGCTGCTCGCCTTGACGTAATGTTCCAATGGTATAGCAACCAGTATAATACTCGACAGTTTAAGGACGGACCTATGATTTCTGGCTTCTGGAAGCCAGATGGACCACGACCTCTAACCCCAAGTAATGAAAAAGAGTTAGACGACCTTATGAAACAGAAGGCAGGAAAGGGTTATCAGAATGCTAATAAGGCGCCGGTATTACAAGGAGTTAGTTTTCAACCAGTAGGCATATCTCCAAGAGACCTACAGTTTATAGAGATGGCCAAAATGACTAAGGAGAATATACTCGAAGTATTCAGAGTGCCAAAGGCGCTATTAGGTTTGACTGACGCAACATTCAACAACTCCTCTGAAGCGAAGAAATCATTCTGGACTTCTAAACTAATACCTATTCAGAAAATGATAGAGCAGTTTCTATATGTAGGTTTCTTCAAGAAGTTGAATAAGCCATATAGATTAGAGTTTGATACAACTGGAATACCAGAACTCCAAGAGAATATGTTGGAGAAAGCAACAGTGGCTGAGAAACTCTACAATATGGGAGTTCCCTTTGCTCTTATCAATGAGAAACTAAAGTTTGGCTTTGAAGAGTTTGTCCCAGAAGATAGAGCACCTGCTATTCCACAATTCAGTGAAGAGCAAATCTACGAGAAGATACATAGAAAGAAACTCATAGAGAAAGCAGCGAATATACCTATGGTTGAAGCCGCTATGATATACGAGCAGAATAAAGCAGCAAAGACAATGGTTAGTTATGAAAAGATTATGGCTGCTAAACTTACTAACTATTGGAAAGAGCAATACACTTTAGTCATAAACGAGTTGAAAGATAACTCTAAGAGCACAGAGAAAGGCCTTATAGAGGATGCTTGGGCAGTATTAACAAACTTTGTCAATCGTCTTACCTTTGGTGATGGCCTTATGGATGCTGCCAAGGATGTTATGAGTAAGGCTTATGTAGATGGGATAAAGAGAGTATATTCTGCAGTAGGTCTAAAACCTAAGACAATCATTCACGACGCAGAAATGCACTTAGCAAATAGAGGGTTGAAGATAAAAGACATAGGCGAAGAGATAAAGCAAGCACTACTGAAAACAATCGCTGATAGTATAGCAACTACAGCGACTATACCAGAAACAGCAGAGAAAGTAAATGCTCTTGTGAAAGACATAAAGGGAGTATTCAACTCTGCAGAGACAAGAGCCAAGGTGATAGCAAGGACAGAAAGCACTGCTGCTTACAACGGTGGTAGAGTTAGAGGTATAGAAAGATTAGGGATAAAGAGAAAGCAGTGGATACACAGTCAGGATAGTAAGGTCAGAGAAAGCCATAGGACAAATCAAGTGGTTGCAGTTGAAGACCCATTTACTTTGACAGGACCTAATGGAACTAACAAAGTTATGTATCCTGGCGACGGCCCACCTGAAGAGGCCTGTAATTGCAGATGCTCAGTTATACCCGTTATATTAGAAGATGATAAGTTGGGTCTTATGCTGCCATTAGAAGGCGAAGAACCATATAAACAAGGAGAACCAAAATGACAGTTGATTACACAAGTGGTAGCGGAAACTTCACTTACACCTATACTGGGATGAAGCCCTACCCAACTACAGTTTGCTTTATCAACGATGGAGCAAACACAGCAACGCTAACAATAAACGATGTGCCTGCTATACCAGTTTATAGCGGAGAAGTATTTGAAGACAACTTTGAGCCATTCGCGGCAGTAGTCATAGCAGCAACATCCGCTTGGCGCTTGACTATAGCAAGGTAAAGGGAGGAGCCCAATGGGTTGGAAAAGACAATATGTAATACCTTTGACAGGAGTTCCAACAACTGTTTCAACTGTTGGGCGAATAAGGTATGATGCAACTGCGAATACAGTTTATAGATGTAATGGTGGAAACTCCTGGACGGCTTACAAACTTGACGCTATCTATCCACGAACTATAACTGGTGGTATTCTTACCTCTGGTCATTTGACTGGAGAAATCCATATAACCAACTACTCTGGTAGTGGTGGAGCAATACACGCCGGTGGTGCTTCCAAGACAATATGGGTAGAGAGAACAATGTCAGGGGCAACCACATTTGGTGGAGCAGCCGATACTTATAGAGACAGGTTCTACGACGGCTCAGGTGCTGCAACACTATCAGATACTTCTGCTTCACTATACTCTGCAGACTTCATAGCGGAAATAGAGAATGGCTATGTTCAATACGATGGCCTAACTAATGGAACCTATGAGTTATACTCTGCAGATTTCATAGCAGCAATAGATAGTGGCAGTGCTTTGTTTGACGCTATTACTAATGGAGTATATGAGTTATACTCGGCAGATTTTGAGATAACGATAGAAGGTGGCTCAGCACTGTCAAGTGGTATAGCCGCTACAGAATATGAGGAGGCACCATAATGGAAGACACACTTTTAGAGGAGAAACTAAATGAACCGATGGATGACGAAGATAAGCCTGAAGTGGATGAACCTACTCCTGAGGCTGAAGAAGAGAATGAGCCTGAAGAAGTTTCTGAAGGGAATAGGAAAATAAAGTTTCTCATATCTAATGAGGAGCCAGATAGAGATAATGATATAGTAATGCAAGATGGCTGGGTCTTGGATGAGTTCAAGAACAACCCTGTATTCTTAGTTTCTCACGACAAGAATAAGTTCCCAGTTGGTAAGTTTGTAGATTTATCAATAAAGGATAAAGCACTATATGGAACAGTAGAGTTTGCTAAGAAGGGAACATATGATGTTGCTGACTTAGCATTTGAGTTATATTCACAGGGTATTCTAAAGGGTTGCTCAGTTGGATTTAGACCTATGAACCCTATAGAACAAAATGTTATGGCTAATGATAAGGGTGGCCTTACGTATATGAAGCAGGAGTTATTAGAAGTATCTGCTGTTTCAATACCAGCCAATCCAAAAGCGTTGGCAATTTCAAAATCTTATAAAAAAGAGATTTCAAACCTTTTGATAACTAAGGATGAAGAGATAAAGCCACAAGCAAAAGACGTCGAACGAGAAGCGACAAAAGTCAAACTCGAAGAGACAAAAAAAGCAGAGGCCAAATCTTCAGAGATTTTATTAGAGGCTTTGAAGGTTCTAAATAAATCACTAAAGAGGTAAATAATGGAAAACTTAGAAGCAATCGCTAAAGAGGTAAAAGACCTCGCTGCTTCTCTCGAGGCCAGAGAAAAGGCATACGACGAGAAGATAGAAAATATTCTAAAAGAGAAGGCCCACGTTGATAAGGCAATGATAGTAGATAGCAAAGAGGCAGCCGCGAAGTTCAAGGGTTATCTCGGAGCAAGAGCTGAAGTCAATAAGGGCAAGACCGCTAATGTCCCACTATGGGATGAGAAGACCGAAGACCAATTCGTAGAATGGGTCCATATGGTAAAGAATAACGACGTAGGTTTGATAAAGAAGACATTCGGAGATAACGCTTATACCGAGACTACAACGGCTGGTGGTTATTTCGTTCCTACTATTTTCAAGCCAGAACTCGTTCGACTTATCTATCAAAAGTCAATGATGCTACCAAAGGTATCAATAGTTCCAATGCCAGTTAGCAAGATGGATTTGCCAACTGTAACTGCTGGATACTCTGCTGGATGGGGCACCATAAATACTCAGGTAACTGACAGCAAACTTACTGTGAATAAGGTTTCCCTAAGCGCAGAGAAGTTAGTTGCTCTATCGTTGGTTCCTAACGAACTATTACAAGACAGTGGAATACCTATTGCTCCACTACTTGCCAATGAGTTCGCTGAGGCCTTCGCATTCAAGATTGACGAAGAAATACTTGACGGAGATAGTGCTGATAGTTCAAACCACAAGTTTGACGGTTGGTCAAAGGTTGCTAATACAGTAGGATATGGCCCTGGAGTTGATGCCAGCCCAACTATTGCTGAGGAAGCAACTATCGACATATTGACCGCAGAAATAGCGGCTCTTGAGGCTGCTAACTGGGTAAATCTAATCGGAGCCGAGTGGTTCTTCGCTCCACAAGTTTGGGCAGCAATCAGAAGTTTGACGGCCGCTGTCACAAACCTTCCACAGGTTGCAATCAATGAGCCTTGGAAGTTTAACCTGTTTGGTTTCCCAGTAAATATTAACGGATTGGTTCCACACGCTGAAACAGCGTTGAAGGCTTGGGGATTGTTCGGCAATCCTAAGTATATCTACGTTGGAGATATGGGTGGATTATCAATCGAAAGTTCTAAGGACTATCGCTTCGGCGAAGACCAGACCACTTTCCTTGCTCGCCAGAGATTGGCCGTAGCAGTTGGAATACCTGGTTCTCTCGGAGCCCTAAAGTTCGGTGCTGCATCTGGCTAATAACATTTAGTTTCCTGCTAAATGAGAATGTGGTAGAGTAGGGGGCAACTCCTACTCTACTCTAAGAGGTATTATGAGATTGAAGAACACAGAAGAGTTTGAGTTTTCTAAAGAACAACTTATGACACTCTTGAAAAAGAGCAAAGACAATAAGCATTGGAGCAAAGAGAAAATCATAGCACTTCTAAAAGAAAAGGAGGCTGAAGATGGCTCTGTCATCAAGAGCGTTAGCAACACTTGAATTGCTAAAGTCCTATTTGGACATAAGCGATAACGATAAGGACAGTCTCCTCGAGAGTTTCATAGAAGCGGCTTCTTCTATGATGATTGAGTATTTGGGATATGACCCTCATAGTCAAACTTACACAGACGAACAATATACTGGAGACGGCACTACAAGATTATATCTGAGAGCAATACCAATAACTACATTGACTTCTATAAAAGAAGAAGACGTAGCAGTTGCAGCAGCAACTATTACAGCAATGATTTTAAAGGATACTTACATAGAGGGTAAAACTTATATCTTCAACACTGGCTATCCAGAAAACTATAAGATTACTTATGTAGCAGGGTATGCAACAACTACTGCAGCAGGAGCAAATGCTCTTGGCCTTATGGCTATAATCTGTTGCAAGGCGGCTACTATAATGTATAAGGAGCACGGCAAGACGGGATTACTTGGTGTATCTGCACAGAGTTTTGAGAGTGGCTCAAAGAGTTTCTATGAGACAGACATATACAAAATCTTTATCGACTTAGCTCCATATGTGAGGTCAGTAGCATAATGGGTGGAGTAAATATATCTCTTGAAGAAAGTGGCAGAAAGGAACTCATAGCACTTCTTAGGAGTATAAGCACTCATATGCCTACTGTTGCTAAAAGAATGTTGTCTTTAATCTGTAGCGATATAATTGCTATATCTCAGACGTATTATGTGAATGGTCCAAGAATAAAGGGTGGTGGTCATATACAAAGACAAAGCGGAAAACTCGCTAACAGTTTGTCATATAAACTATTAGGTAGTATGGACGCGGAGATTGGCACTGATTTAGTTTATGCAGCGATACACGAGTTTGGCGGAGACATATACCCAGTGAATAAGAAGACGCTACATTGGCAAGACGAAAACGGTAATGACATATTTGCTAAACACGTGAAGATGCCGGCAAGACCTTATCTAAAGCCAGCGATTGATAGAGAGTTTAGCACTGGCAGGGCTATGAGAATAGCAGAGCAAGCAATGTCAGAATACCTTGCACAAGAAGTGAGGCAGAATACATAATGGCTTATAGTTACACAGAAGAGACCATAGCAACACTCAAAGCATTCATACTCGCAAACTATAACACCTACCTTGCTCAGATTACTACGGAGAAGGCAGACGATATACCTTTGCCTATGATAGAGACACAGAACCTATCAACCACTTATATTGATTTAGAAAGTCAAAAGAAGTGGCCATATATGACTATTATTCCTTTCGCT